ATTTTTTTCGTAGACTGGGACAGTTTTGATAAACTCTTCGAGATATGGTGCATCAGATGCGTCGTACTCGTCAAGCTCTGTGGATTCGTATACTTCTGTGTAGTCGTTTTTACCGACTCGTTCAAGTGTTGTTTCATAAAGACCTATCTTACCAAAGTGAAGTTTGATTCTATGTATAACAAGAGATGAGTTTACATCTGCACTTACCCCTTGCCCTTGAGTTCTAGTTACGAATAGTGTAGGAAACTTTACACTGTAATCATATATGTAACCTATATGGTATGTATCTGTCCATTGTCCCGGTACTGTAAGCGTTGTACCGTTGATAGTAGGTTTAGCATATCTACCTACACGTGCGGAGTTTGTGTTGCTATCTACAATAGCTAGTGTATAATTTGGAGTTGTAACTGAACTTAGCCAGCCCACATTACTGAAGGTTGTGGTGTTTGTAGCTGAGTTAAAGCTGCCACCGCTAAGAGTAGTATGATTATCCAAATGTAGTAAGAAGTCGACATTATCTTGTAAAATAAATGGATCGGATTCTTGTTGTACCAATCTTACGCTTTGTAAAAAATTATCAGTATCTAAAAAATAGTACTCATCATTTATAACAAAGTGATATAGTAATGGGTTGTTAAACTTCCATTTAAACCATGATGATTGCTGACGCTTATCTCCTACGTTAACGTATCTAAATCCTATAACTTCATCAGAGTTAGTCTTACCTATAAGAACCATATCATTTTCTCTAGATACAGTAAGTAAGTCAACTTGTTTTGGTATTAGCGTAGGTACAACTCTACTTTGTTCTACAACATTTGGTTCTGCTTCTCTAGCTACGTTAGCCATTTCATTGAATCGACTAAATTTACCAGAGTTATCAAGGTAAGCTATAGTTGTACCAAGTGATATAGGAGGTATAGTTATATTGTAATTATTAGTTGCAAGACTACGTAGCTTTGCAGTGTCAGGGTTGAAAACTGTATCGTCAGATGATAACAAGAATTGTTGGTTGGAGCTGAATACAACTAGACCTGTGTTTATATCTATACCATCAAATAGTTCTGATGGAAAGGTAGAAGAACATGCTATATCTACAGGATCATTTGCACTAACTGTCAAAGCAGTCTGAGCAAAGAAGTCAGGTTCTCCAAGTGTACCAGCTTGTGATAATATAACATTTTCTCCAGCTAAAAAGGCTAGCCTATTTCTGAAGAATAGTACTTTATTAATACGTTTATTATGAAACGACGGGAGAGGGTTAGTCTCTTCATCACCTACAGCTCTGTCAGCGTATGTAAATTGTTTGATAGTAAATGTAGCTACCTCACTAGATGTACCCGGATTCGACAGGGCTGTTCTTTGTATAACCAAAGGCATGTTTGTCAGGGTCTTAGGTATACCGGGCTTGGCACATTCTGTCCATGAGCCTGTACCATCCTGATTGTTTAGACCCTCAAATCTTAGGTAGTAATCGTCTTCTTCTGATATTCTAGCGTTTGCTATCTTTACTATATATCCGTGTTTACACTGTTTTGGTAGTAATGTAACATCGTTTACTGATGTACCCATACTACGCATCAAGTCATCTTCTACTATCTCAACATTGAATGAGTTAGAGCTAGACATGTATATACCATTACCAATGATAGTACCAGTAATACCGCTAGGTAACTCAGCTAGAATACCACCCAATACTTGGTCAGCACTCACAGCTGTATCAGCATCAAAAGGTGTGGGTTCTGGACGTATAAGTTTGAGATTAGCTTTTACTGTAATAGTTTCGTGTTCTGTTACTTCTATAGTATATGTTGCAGGCGACTCACCTTTATTAGATCTGTTACCAGCTCCACCATTGGATGATCCTGTAATAGTACGTCCCTTTGCAGAATCCATAGTAACTGTTGTTGTATCACCTGTAGTCCAACCTTCTCCACCATGCAATAATATTATACTTCTACTATATGCACATGCAAAGTCCTCTGGATCGTTACCTTCACCACCAACACTACCTTGTTGTCCACGTATATCAAGTTTGAATATAAGATTCTTTTTAGAACCACTATCTACACTGAATGTTTGTATACCAATACCTCTACATTGACCTGTACCTTGGCTTTCGTCAAGAGTATCAGACTGTATTTTGATACGTGTAGCTCTTGTAAAACTGGTAGTGGTGTTATTATTATAGAGATTCATTCCGTACTGTCTACCATTTTCAGTACGTGTAATCTCAACAAATGCAAAGTGACTATCAGGATTAGCTTGTGTTGTACCTGTAGTGCCTATCAGAGTATTAGCATTAGTAGCATCCCTACTTGACACAAATGTAGTATCATTGATAGTGAGGAACTGTATGTTTTCTGCATCACTTGTTGCTAGATAGTTTTGTATAGCTGTCTGGCCACCTGTTCCATAGACTATGGTTTGAGCTGCACCAGCATTATCGCCGTCAGCTTTCCACATTCTAAGCTGGCCATCAGCTGCAACTTGTCCTATGTAAGATCCTTCTTCTTCATCTCTATGATAATGAAACCACGAACCACCACTCTGGACATTTGCTAGAGGCGTAGTGCCTACTCTTTTTGCACCCGGTCTTTTATATAGACCACGGGTTATATCTGGTATCGCATTTACGACATCCTCTACCTGACCCGGAAACTTTAGTTGGTCTGGCTGTTCTGATATGCCACCAATAAAGTTTGGGATGGTTTGTGTTATTGCTGCCATTATCTCCTTAGATTTCTGAATGGTTGATAAGTTTGATATGCTGTATCGTCTTCAAATCCAAACATACTGTGATCGCCTTGATTACACTCGTATTCCATGAGTGACGCTCTGGCTAAAGACTCTTGACCTTGTAATAATTTTACTAGATTTGGATTAGCAACAAGCTGTGTAGCTGCCTGTCTAGATGCTCTGTATGTTATGTATCTTCTAAAGACAATAGGTAAGTCTTCAAAGTTATAAAGTCTGACAACATCAAGATCTAGGTCAGCTGTGAATACATCTGTATGATCTTGCTTGTCATATAAAAATCCATTGCGACGTACGAGGTTGCTAGTACGACGAGCTTGGTTATCATGTAAGTCCATAGACAATATATCGTTACCAATAGCTATCTTACCATTAGCGTCTATTGCAAATCTTACATGTTTTTCTGTGTTAAAATGCCACCCCTCTGCCTGCGTGTCTACGTTAGCATCACGGAGTAGGTTAAATATAAATGATATTTCTGGGTTGTCAAAGTTAAGTGTTGTTATTGGTGCTTGACCTATAGCCCCCAGTATATTGTTTACTGCGGACAATTCTGTGTCGATGTCAATAGTTGTGGAAGCCATAAGAAAAAAGGGGAGCCGAAGCCCCCGTATAAAAAATAAATTATGAGAATGTGGTTGTTCCGCCAGACCCTGTATTTACAGCAGTACCAGCAATAAGTTCCACAGCAGCAGCAGGGTTAAGTGAATCTGCACCCATAGCTAGACGACCTAAGATTACATCGCCTTGGTAAACCACGGATATGTCTCCGCTTGTTACCTGTACTTGTGGGCCGATTGCTTCAACGCAAGCAGCAGCTTCTTTCTGGAAGATAAGACCGCAGCTATTTGCAAACTCAGTGCTGTTACCGTATGTGTTAACAGTCTTAGTTGCAGATGAGCCTGCTCTCTCGTCAGCCATTGCCTCTCCAACGAAGCTACCTGTGTTTGTAGGTGCAGCTACGCCGGGGTTTGTTGCAGATGCAGAACCACCTAGAGCTGTACCAAACTTACCGAAGAAAGGAATATTCATTGACTTGTAGATGGTGATACCAGCTATTTCAATGATGCCGTTTCCTGACTGGATAGCATCTCCTCTTTCGTTACGGTTGATAAGTCCGTTTGTTTCTACGTTCTGTATTAGCTCGTAGTACTGTCTTGGGTTAAGAACAGCTACTCTTCCCTCACCAGAAACGCCCTTCTCGTCTAGTGCAGCAGCTGCATCATAGAAAGCGTTGATTAGGAAGGCTGAGTTGTAAGCGTCAGATGCTTGGTTGTTTGTACCAACTCTGATCTGTGTTCCACCGGGCTCTACAAAGTTAGCCTTTGAGATTGGGTGTGCAGTACGTGCAGCTTTTGTTATAGCTCTGAAGATCTTTCTGTCGTACTTCTCAGCTAGTGCATAGCCGATCTTACGAGAGATTTCACCACGTAAATCGTAGTGTGCTAGAGTCTCATCGAGCTCATAGACAAATGCACTGGAGATCAATAGATCGTCAACAGTCACTGTCTTTTCAGCTATAGGAGGTGCTCCATCGGAGTTTCCTAATATGCTGTTGCCGGGTGTGTGATACTCGGCTGTTGTTCTACCAGTGTAGATAAACTGGATTGACTTACCGTTCTGAAGTGTTCTCTTCATA